CGGCTAGTGCCCGGTATGGGCTCGGACCCGGTAAGGGAGTAGCGATGCCACAGCGTAAGAAGCACCCGTCGACTCGGGCTCGCCGGAACGTTGCGCCGACGGCGGCGACGTTGACGGTGCTGGCCCCACCCGACTACGAGGACTGGTCCCTGGCGCAACTCCACGCCGAGGTTGACCGCCGCAACGACGGGGTCCACGAGGACGACCACCTCCCGAAGCCGAAGACGAAGCCCGCGTGCGTGAAACTGCTACTCGCGGACGACGAGGCCCTGATCCCCGAACTCCCCGACCGGCCCGACATGTGGCATCGGATCGTGCAGGACTGGTGGCGGGACGTGTGGACGTCTCCGATGTCGGAGGAGTGGCACCCGGAGACCGACTTCCACAACGTGGTGCGGGCGGCGATGCACTACCACGACATGTGGACGGCTGAGACGCCGACGCAGCGGCAGAAGGCGTCGACCGAGTTCGACAAGATCCTGGTCCCCCTGGGGTTGACGCCGTACGCGCGTCGGCGGTTGGAGTGGACGATGGAGATGGCGGACGACGCGAAGGCGAAGGGTCGTCGTCGGCGGTTGGAGGGTCCTCCTCCGGTGCCTGCGAAGCAGCCGGTTCCGGGTGCGACGGACGACCCCCGCAACGGGTTCTCTGTGGTCTCCTAGCCGCTCGTGGGGACGTTGATCGTTCCTCGGTTCGATCCCGAGGAACCCTGGCCGACGCTCGGGCCGCAGGTGGTGGCGCTGATCGAAGACCGGTTCATCTTCGGGCCGGGGTCGTTGAAGGGTCAGCAGGCGAAGGTGGACGATCTGGGTAAGGCGTTCATCTATGCCGCCTACGAGGTGTACCCGAAGTGGCATGAGTGGGCGGGGATGCGCCGCTACAAGCGGTGTGTGATGGAGGTCCGGAAGGGTCTCGCGAAGGCCCTGGCTCTCGACACGCCGATCCCGACGCCAGATGGCTGGACGACGATGGCCGACGTCCGACCGGGCGACACTGTGTTCGATGAGCGCGGGGTACCAGTGGTCGTGACGGATGCCTCCGAGGTGTTCCTCGACCACGACTGCTACCGGGTGACCTTCAAGGACGGGTCATCCGTGGTGGCCGATGCCGGTCACCGCTGGTACACCGAGGAACTGCGGCACCAGTACCAGGGGTCGGTGAAGACGACATCCGAATTGGCAGCATCGGTCTCTTTCCGCGCTGATGGTGCGCGGAACCACCGCATCCCCGTCGCTGGTCCTCTTGACCTGCCCCCGGCTGACCTGCCCATCGACCCGTGGGTTCTCGGGGCGTGGCTGGGGGACGGTCGGACCGACGACGCCGAGTTCGCCATGCACCGCGACGACCACGCTCACTTCGTCGCCCAGGTCGAGGCGGCGGGGTACTACCACAACCCCCCGAAGGTGGACCGCCGCACGGGGGTTTTCGACGTGCGGGTGTCGACTGCCCCGATCCGTCGCGCCGCACCGGAGAGCCTCCGAGGGCGACTTCGGACAGTGGGGGTCCTCGGACGCAAGCACATTCCTCGGTCGTACCTCCGTGCCAGCTACGCGCAGCGTCTCCGTTTGATGCAGGGGCTCATGGACACGGACGGGACGATCTCCAAGGACGGGTCCGCTCCTGTGTTTGTCTCCACGTTGGAGGTGCTCGCGCGTGGGGTGTACGAACTCGCCTGCACGCTGGGGTTGAAGCCGACGATCAAGGAATGCGCGCCGGGTGTGTGGAAGGTGTACGTCTTTGCTGACTCGGGGACTCCGCTGTTCTCTCTCCCCCGGAAGGCTGTACGTCAGCGCGCCGCTCGACCTCTCCGGACGGCCATGAGTGGGAACCGGCACATCGTCAGCGTCGAGCCCGTCCAGTCGGTCCCGACCCGGTGCATCGCCGTCGACTCGCCGTCGCACCTGTTCCTGGCGGGCGAGTCGATGGTGCCCACCCACAACACGGAGAAGGGTGCGTGGATCACGGGTGCTGAGTTGCATCCGGAGGGGCCGGTTCGGTGTGACGGGTTCGATGCGTCGGGGCAGCCGGTGGGTCGGCCGGTGCGTGACCCGTACATCCCGATGCTGGCGGTGACCGCGGAGCAGGTGGAGGAGCTCGCCTACGGGGCGCTGTATGTGATGTTGACGGAGGGGCCGGACGCGGAGTTGTTCGACTGCACGTTGGATCGGATCATCCGCCTGTCGGAGCGGGGGACGGCGGACGGGAAGGCGGTCGCCTTGTCGAACAACCCGGGTGCTCGTGATGGTGGGCGTACGTCGTTCCAGATGTTCGATGAGCCGCACCGGCTGTTCCTGCCTCGCCAGTTGCAGGCCCACGAGACGATGGTCGCGAACTTGGAGAAGCGGATCTTGGAGGACCCGTGGGGGCTGTATGTGGGGACGGCGGGGGAGCCGGGGCAGGGGTCGGTCGCTGAGGGTCTGTATGAGGAGGCGAAGGCGATCGAGTCCGGTGAGGACGACGACCCGTCGCTGTTCTTCTACCACCGGGACGCGGGGGAGAAGAACCCTCGCACGGGGGAGAAGTACGACATGGAGAAGATCGAGGAGCGGATCGAGGCGATCCGGGTCGCGACGTATCCGTTGGACGAGTTCGGGCCGGGGCAGTTCCATTCGATCGCGAAGCAGTGGGACCGGAAGGGTGCCGACAAGTCGTACTTGGAGCGGGTGTGGCTGAACCTGTGGACCCGTTCGGCAGCGCAGGGGTTCGACACGGTCCAGCGGGCGAAGCTGGTGCAGAAGTCGAGTCGGATCGAGACTGGTGCGTTCTGCACGTTGGGGTTCGACGGTGCCCGGTTCCGTGACTCGACGGCGTTCGTGTTGACCGAGATCGAGACGGGGTTGCAGCAGGTTCATGCGGTGTGGGAGAAGCCCCTCGACCTGCCCGAAGGGGTCATCTGGGAGGTTCCGGAGGAGGAAGTGACCGACGCGATGCGGTCGGCGTTCTGGGACTACGACATCTGGCGGGCCAACTGTGACCCGCCGTACTGGACGTCGACGGTCGGTGAGTGGGCGGGCGAGTACGAGGAGGTCGAGGAGTGGTGGACGAACCGGACCCGGCCGATGGCGTGGGCTGTGCGTGCCTACCGGGAGGCGATGGACGCCGCCGAGGTGGGGTATGCGGGGCTGTCGACCTATGAGGAGACGTTCGCGCGCCACGCGGCGGCAGCGGGCCGTTCTCCGGTGAACGTTTGGGATGATGACGGGCAGCAGTTGTTCATCCTGACGAAACTGCACCCCGATCGGAAGTTCGACATCCAGATGGCGGCGATACTCTCGTGGGAGGCTCGTCTCGCAGCACTTGCGGCTGGCGCGCGGCCGTCGCGGTACCGGCGTTCATCGAAGGTTGGGCGGCTCAGATGAAGGGAAACCCGAGTGGCGATCGACGCTGACACCCCCGAGGGCAAGCTGTTCCGGCAGATGTGTTCGGCGCTCCACGACCGTCGCACGGGCCGTGTGGGTTCGACCCGCTGGTCTCGGTCGGTGATGTCGAACCGGGTGGAACGTCCCGGGCTGGACATGCTCCACGACTACTTCATCGGGGACCCGCCGCTGCGGAAGGACATCCACTCGGGGTGGAAGCCGTACATTCGTGCGTTCCTGCGGGCGGGCCGGTACAACATCGCGGAGAAGACGGTCACGTCGACGTCGAACCGGATGCACCTGCTGGGGTTCCGCACCGCTGCCGCCGACGACGAGGCCGGTGACCAGATCGCGCAGTCGATCATGCTCGACAACGAGTACGACCTCGTGTCCGGTGAGGTTCACGACCACATGCTGTCCCTGGGCGACGGGTACACGATCATCACCCCAGGTGCGTCGACGGACGACATCCCCCGGATCACCGCCGAGGACCCCCGGCAGGTCATCACCGCCGAGAACCCGGTCACGAAGCAGACCTACGCCGGGTTGAAGCTGTGGCGAGACGAGTGGGACACCGCCGACTTCGCCCACTTCTGCATGCGCCTGGGTGACGGAACGGTGGGGTCGGCGCGGCTGGTGCGGCGCGGTCCGACGATCGTCCGCGACGGCGTGTTCCGGTTCAACGGCGACGAGTGGGAGGTGTACGACGCCGACGGGATCCCCGGTCAGGGTCGGGTGCCGTTCAACGTGATGCCGTTCGACCGGTTCCGCAACCGGTTCGGGGTCGCTGACTTTGAGCGTCACCTCGACACCCTCGACCGGATCAACGACAAGGTGTTCAACGAGTGGTGGATCTCCAAGATCCAGGCGTTCCGGCAACGGGCCGTGCAGAACCTCCCCGACACCGAGAAGGTCCGCGACTCCACGACGGGGAAGATGGTCGAGCAGGAGATCGACTACACCGACATGTTCACCGCCTCCCCCGACGAGATGTGGCGGGTCCCGGGTGACGTCGAGTTCTGGGAGTCGACGCCGGTGGACCTCACCCCCATCACGTCGTCGGTGACGAAGGACTTGGAGCGGTACGCGTCCGCGACCGACCTGCCGCTCAACACGATCACCCCCGACGCTGCGGCCGGGTCCGCCGAAGGGGCGACCCTCATGCGGGAGGAGCACGTCTTCAAGATCAACGACCGGAAGCGCCGCACCACCCGCCGCCACGCCTCGGTCATGTCCAAGGCGTTCCTGTTCATGGGCGAGACCGAACGGTCGGTGGTCACCCAGATCGAACCCATCTGGGGGCCGTCGCAGACGTACTCGTTGGAGCAGAAGGCGTCCGCCGCATCGCAGCTCCGCGACATCCTCCCCATCGAGGCGATCCGGTCCGACGTGTTGCAGTACCCGCCGTCCGAGCTCGCACGCCTGCGCGACCTCGACGGTGCCGACCTGATCCGTCAAGCGTTGCAGGCTGCCGCTCTCCCACCTGCCCAGCGGGAGCCTGCAACGCCTCCCCGACCCCCGGCCATCGGGGCGTAGCTGGTGCCGGTCACCGAGGAACAACTCGCTGCCGCAGCCGTGTGGCTCGACGCCCACGCGGCGGCGCAGCAAGCGATCAAGGACGCGGCGCAGGCTCAGGCGCGGGCGGCGTGGCTGGGGTTCGACGGCTGGTACGACGCGGTCGCGGTGGCGGCGGTGGCGTCCCGGTTGGCGTCGGTTTCGCAGGCGTCGCAGGCCACCGTCGTCGGCAGCGCGCGGGCGTACATCACGAACGTGGTGTCGATCCTCCGAGGTACCCGACCCGCTGTGCCCACCCAGGCGTCGCTGCCACCCACCCGCAACGGGGCGCCTCTCGACCTCGTCCACACCCGCCCCGCCGAGACGTACAAGAAGGCGATCGCGGTCGGGAAGACCGAGTCCGGTGCGCTCATCCGGGCGGTGGTCCGGTCGGAGCGGATGATCGACATGGACCTCACGTTGGCGAACCGGGAGGCGTCGAAGGCGACGCTGCGGTCCCTGTCGATCGACCGGTACCGGCGTGTCATTCACCCCGAGCTGTCGAAGGGCGGCACCTGCGGCATGTGTGTGGTCGCGTCGGACCGCATCTACTACGTCGAAGACCTCATGCCCATCCACGACCTGTGCAAGTGCGAGGTCATGCCCATCGCGGCCGACGTGGACCCGGGGATCCGGCTCAACGAGGTCGACGTCGCACAGTTCTATGAGGACGCCGGGGGCACCCAGGCGCCGGAGT